CGATATGATTAAGGATCGTATGTTTATATCTAAGTTAGAAAAGTATGGCAACCCCGTTTTTGTAAATCATGAAAAGTCAAAATTGACAAAACTGGAGAAATATGGCAGTCCTACCTATAATAATACCGAAAAGTCAAAGAAAACAAAATTAGAAAAGTATGGTAACTCTTCGTATGTAAACAAGGAAAAAGCAGAAAAAACTAACATAGAAAAATATGGAGCAGATAATCCATTTAAATCGCCTGAGATAATAGAAAAAATTTCAGATCACAGAAATAAAATGCTTTTAAGAAAGAACGTTGAAGAACTGAAAACATTGTCCAAAAAATACAAAATCAGTCTTGGCAGAAATTGGAATAGAAGAAATGATGAATGGATAGACAATAAAATAGAATCAATAAAGAATGAATATGAATAGATTTCATTGCATTGTGTGCATAGTGAACCCGATTCGACGTAAATACACCGTCGATGTCAAGAAAGATTAGATATTTCCGTTGCATTGCATATACTCTCTAATTTCTTTACGATGTTCTTTTGTTTGAATATCTTCACGCATATCAATACAGATACAGCACCAGCAATTATCGGACTTGCTTTTCTTACCTTTCATATTAATATTTGCAGCAGCTGCGTGAAAAGGGCCTTTATTATGTTTGCGATTACGACCTCTGCCGTAAACCGGTGATTTTGCCATTTATTCCTCCTAGGTTAAGCCTAGAAGTCTTCATAAAACTTTCTGTAACGGATCATGTAAGTTCCTTTGTTCATAGTTCTGGATTTTTCATCCAATGTGTAAACGGTCCGATAACTGCTTTCGTGTTTGGACATGTCCAGTATCCGCCATCTTGATTATACTTGCCGGGTTTTGTATCGACCCATTTTGTAGTTCTAGACAAAACCGTATCATTTATCTTAACTATACCAAGAATATAAGTTCCATCCTTTGGTGCAGTCTCAATTGGTTGAATATTATATTGCATTTTATTTCCTCAATTATAAAAGATGTGCGAGTCAATTCGCGCAGTTTCAGTATAGCTGGAAACCCAGAATGGTTCCACGTAGTTGGCATGATACATGATCGCGCCATTGGTAGGATCAATCTCATCCCCGTATGCGGCAAAAACCTCTTCCGCGATCTTTGCGGAAACATTCCATGCTGCCTGATCTGTAATATCATCAGACTTCCCGTCACAGAACCAGCTAAACTGGCACTTGTTCTTCAACGGGATACCGTTATCATTCAATTCTGCCTGATAAACTACATCACAGATAGTGTCAGGATATTTTTCACTTTTGGTGCGATTCATTGTTGCCCAAGCAACGGCACGTTGACCTGTCATACCGTCATTACGAGCTTCGTGGTAGATATTTTTTGCAAGACAATCAACTTGTTTTGCATTTCTAAGATGCATAGAAACTTCAGCTATAATTAACTGAGTTTGATTAGCGCTAAATATGTCTTCGGAAACTTTTGTGTAATACATAGAACTCGCAGTTGCAATAGCTGCAATATTAACACCGATCATGATCTTCGTGATGATTTTCATTTCTGCTCTCTTGTTTACCTTATAGAATCAGTATAAACTAACTGCAAGTAAATGTCAACAATTTTCTTTTATTTTAGTATTTTAATATCACTTTTTGATATTCGGGTACCTTTAGAGACTAACACTTCTTTTTCTTTCGATGCACTGTCTAAGTTTGTTTCATCATACCCAAGCATCATCATTTGTTGTATTCCCATGAAAAGAACAAATGAATCTATATCTATAATTTGGCTTGATTGTGCTATGACTTTACCTATCAAGATCTTTTTCTTTTCTATATTTGTTCTTCCAAGAGAAAAACTTTCATCTGTAACAAATTTAGTTGCTATCTTTTCATCTTTAGACCAAGATGTGTGCTTATCTAGTAACATAGAACCAGATTTTTCTATCTTTTCTAGTGCTACATCGTCAATATACATACCTCTGTATAGTTTTTGTCTGTATGATCTAAATGGGGCTGGAATCTTATTTCTGTTTATAAAGAGAAAATTTGCATTCGATTGATCATTTTTAAATAACCAATCATCTAAATTCTTTCTAAAATTTTCCGTTCCAATTACGTAATCAACCATTCATTTTCAACCAATTTAAAGTTCTTTTTGCCCATGCACTGGTTTTATAACCTTGGCCCCATGCACGTGTACAATCAGGCCACGTGATATACCAAAGACCATTTGTATCTTGTTCAATGTAGCACACACTATACATCATTTTTCATTAACCTCGTGTAGGGGTGATCTTTGTAACTTTCAGTCAATTTATGTCTTGCAAGATCACGTTTCCATTCATCTAGTTCTACCCATTCCAAAATTCTATTCATTGTAAAATAAACAATCTCTTTTGCCATATATTGAAATGTACGATTCTTAAGTATTACATAAGCTTCATTTTTTCTATATGCAATTACATCTGCTTCTGCCTGACCATCAAAAGGTGCATTATCATAAATTTCTTTTGAGCCGTAAATAAGAACTTTGACCATTTTTTACTCTAGTACATAGACAAAAGGTTTGGTATCAATAAGAGTATTCTCAATGATAGCGGAAATAACATTCCAATCTCCGTTGGCAAGACCTGCACCGATTTTTGGCATTGCAATCTCTTTAATACCCCATTGATTAATTTTACGGAATACTTCTGCAATTGCCCAATATGAAACATAAACACGTGATGGATCACGTCCATAATCTTTCTGGGTAATTGCATTGTGAATTACATTTCCATCTTCCTGAACAGATACGACGATTGCACCAAGTTCAAGACCATAACTATTATACGAGTCATTGTAGTCTTGAAATGCAGATGGATATTTATCTCGAAGTACATAAGCAACACCAGACCTCATCACACCATGACTATTACAACCATGAATAATATGCTTGATATTTGTTTCAAGCAGGTCACCTTTTATATATTCAATCTGCATTTATCTCGCTTTCAATAATATATCTGAGAATTGCTTATAACAATTCTCCCACGTCCATTTCTTAGAACTAATATAAACCGATTCTCTATTTAAGTCAAGGCATTTTTGTACCGCTTCAGATAAATCATCTGATAAGTAACCATTCACACCCTCTTCTATGATATCTTTAGGGCCTGTAACTGGATATGCAGCAACAGGAGTACCGCAGGCAAGTGCTTCAATATTTACAACTCCGAATGTGTCAGTTTTTGAAGGAAACACAAACACGGTCGCTTTTCGATAATAGTCACCAAGTTCTTTCCCGGTCTTTTTACCAGCACAAAGAACATCTGGATACTTCTTTTTCAGTGTTTGTAGATAAGGACCATCACCTACTAGTATTTTCTGAGCATTTGGTATTTTTATAGAACAAAAATCATCAAGACCTTTTTCTGGACTTACTCGACTGACACACAGCAATGTAATATTTCTATTTTTATCTTGTTCTTCTGGATAAAAAATTGATCGGTCAACACCACGAGTCCATGACTGAATATCTTGAGTAAAACCTTTATCTTTTAGCTCTTGAACCATACTATCTGTAGTTGTCAAAATAGTTGTTGTCCCATTATATACATGCTTCATCCATTTCCAACCAAGTTCTACTGAAATGAAGTTCCATTTTGCATTAATAAATTCTGGAAATTTTGTATGACACGATGTGGAGAATGGTATTTTTAATCTACGGCAAGTTCGTGAAAATGCAATACCAAGAGTACCTTCTGGTGTTGCAATATGTATGTGATCCCACTTTTGTTTCTTTAATAATTTTCTGATTTGAAACGGATTTGGAATTCCAATTTCAATCTCTGGATAAAACCAAAGTGAAAATCTAATCTTGCATCTTTTTGGGTGATATACATAAACAATATCTCCATGCTCCCGAGCTTGTTTAACTAGATTAGAAAGTGTAGTCACAACACCATTTACTTGTGGATGCCAAGCATCAGTAATCAGAAGTATCTTCGACATTTTTATTATACCTATATTCTATTATTTCAAACCTGCCATCCATGTGTTCTACCAAGGCAGTTCCGGATTCAACCCAATCACCGCAATTCATATATTGAATTTCATCAATAGTTTTAATCTTTGCTACGTGAATATGCCCACATATAACACCATCATAACCTTCTTCTTTGCAATACTGAGATACACGATTTTCAAAATTGTTAATAAAATTTAATGCTTCTTTGGTGTTTTGTTTTAGCCATTTACTTAAGCTCCAATATTCTAGGTTCAATAAATTTCGTATTTTATTGAAATGTATGTTAAACCAGATCATAAAGTTATATGCAACATCTCCAATATGCATTAACCATTTGTGATTTACCATTAATGTATCAAAGAAGTCTCCGTGTATTACAAGATATCTTTTGCCATTAATCCCAGTATAATCTATTCTATCTAGAAGCTTGATATTACCTACTTCAATATCAAATTGTAAAAACTTTCGAAGAGCTTCATCGTGGTTTCCTAGAATATAATAGACATTTGTTCCACGTTTTGCAGCAGTTAAAATTCGTCTTATCACATTAGCATGACTTTGAGGAAAATACCATCGTTTTTGAAGTTGCCAACCATCTATAACATCACCAACAAGATATAAATTTTTACATGTATTAGTTTTCAAAAAAGAGCAGAGAGCATCTGCTTGACACCCTCTGCTCCCTAAATGTATATCAGATATAAAAATACTCTTATAATGCATGATAGAACCTTTGTAATGTACTCACGGACTATTTATCGAGACCGTTTCTACAAAGACTCCATCTTTTATTTTCAGTGTTTTCCGAGTAAACGAATCTCGATCAATAAATGCTACTCTGAAATAGTCCCGACCACCGTCAATAGAAACACCATTACCGACACCACGAAAATCGTGTCTGTGTTGACTATAATGAAGTTCATCATTTACTTCGACCATGTCAAAGTTAAGATCTTCAATTCGGTCTGCATTGGTAATCATAAGTCTACCCTGCGAATCATTATACAATCCAAAATACCGATTGCCGAACTCTGGGTGTGGTGTCTCACGGAAAAAGATATCTGCGGCCGAAGCACCATAGTTTGAAGTAGAAGATGTACAAACATACTTGACTTCAACACCATCCTTTTCGGAATATAGTTGAGCAGCTTTTTGTACATCAAGATATGGGTTGTGTTTAATGTTCATTTAATTCACCTGAGGGATTACAAGACCACGAATAGTTGCTTCTCTGAGCAAAACACAAAGAACAATAGCAACATTTGCGGCAAAATGATTGATTTCATGATTCTTCATAAAATCGCGAAGCATATCATCGTCACCTTCAAAGCGACGGTCAAGTGGAAGTCCTTGTCTGTCAAATGCGGTAACAAGAGCAATAATGTCTTGATCTGCAAGTTCTTTGGTATTGATAGGTCTCATTTGTGGGATCCTTTTCTACTTTATAGAATCAGTATATACTATAAGAAGGAAAATGTCAACCCATTTCGTACCAATAACCAACCATGTTCCAAGTTGAAGCAGTATTTGCTGTCATTTGAACATGTGCTTTGTCTTCAGTTTGCTCTATAATATAGGGGTTTATTCCTTCTTCATGGCAAAGTGCTTTATAAGAGTCGAGATTTTTGAGAAGTATCCAACATATCATTAGTTTACCAATGTCCTTTTTGTTTTTCCAGTATGTGGTGGATTGTGTTTCCGGTTTGAATCGCCAAAGTCTACAACTTCATAGTTACCATTTTTGATGGATTCGTTCATTTTTAAAAGTTCATTGACAATATCAATGATCGGTGTGTCTATAAATGACTCGCCAGGAGAGAATTGAAAATTGGTTAAACCCGAACCTTCGTGCTTCATCTTTTCCATGTAAACATATCGAACAAGCTCATACTTAGCATTACGTGCACGCAAGTATTTGTTTTCGTCCTCGGTGAGTTGTTCACCACTAAATGCTTTCATAATCAATTCAAATGCTTTATCTATCATGATATACCTTTTAATTTTGGAGGCGCCTCTCGGAGTCGAACCGAGTACTTTCGTGCTTCGGATTTGCAATCCGACCCATTACCGTCCTGGCCAGGCGCCATTATTTACTATTTATTAATCATTGAAATCTAAACGTAGTGTATAGATCTTTCTTTTCCTTTGATAACCACCAGTAGTCGCAAGAACACAGTTCTCTGGTATTTCCGCCGTCTTCTCTTACAAGAACATATGAACATCCAGCTGGCATGTATTCTATTGGTTGCCATTCCCATGAAGAAAAATATTTAATATCCAATTTTCGCCTTTATAGTTGGTAGCGTCTGTCGGAGTTGAACCGACCCTAGATCCTTATGAGAGACCCGTCTAAACCACTTAGAGACGCCATGATCATTAACTTAATGCTGCACTAGGGTTCTTATTGAGAACATTCCAGCGCAAGGTTTTATCGTTTTCGGGAGCAACCCCTATACGCCTAGTGCATCATAAAGTTAATGGAGATCCAGAAGGGAATTGAACCCTTATAACCTTTCGGTAGTGACTTAAAAGGACACCGCTCTTGACCAATGAGAGCACCTGGACCGTATAGTTTGGTGAACCGCCTGGGAATTGAACCCAGATAGCTTTCGCGACAGGTTAAGAGCCTGTTCCTATTGACCAATGATAGGACGCGGTCCGTAAATTTTGGTAGCGCATACGGGTTTCGAACCCGTTTCTCCGCCTTGAAAGGGCGGCGACCTTCGCCAAGAAGTCCAATGCGCCATTATTCAGAAGATACACTGTTCCTTACCCCTATGAAGTTATCGTCGGACAACAGATACGCATACCTACTTTTCTATGATGGATTAACCAGTGTATCATCAGAATAATGGTGCAGCCCCGCGGGATCGAACCGCATCCTCTAGTTTTTCAGACTAGCGTACACACCAGTTATACCAGGGCTACATTTTGGTGGGTCGGGCAGGAATCGAACCTGCCGTGGGTTTCCCCGACGGATTTACAATCCGCTGCCACACCTTGTGGCATCCGACCCATATTTGGTGTTCCTACGAGGTAACGATCCTCGGTCTCTCGCTTATCAGGCGAATGCTCTACCATTGAGCTATAGGAACCTAAATTGTCAAAGAGCAATAAAAAACCCTCCGAGGATTTTTCCAGGAGGGTTCTAAAACTATATACTTATTTGCATAAGATATCAGTCTCGGGAACCCTCCCAAGTCATATATTCCTCAAATTTGCAAATAAAGTAAGTCATTTTAGTCCTCTGTTTTGTTTTAATCTGGATGAGCTTGGTTTTGTATATCAAACAATTTTAGTTGCTGTATTCATCCATTATTTGGTTTATTTATATAATATATACTGATTCTGTGTGTTTGTCAACAATTATTTTTAACTTTTATTCATAATTTTTAGAAAGGCGGCGAATAGCCTTGGCACTCATACGTTTTGCATATTTGTTACCGGGGCGACCCCAGCAACCAGCTGCTTTTCGTCCAATTTTTTTATAGAAGTTCATCAGTCAGTCTCCGTTTCGGTATATTTAAATATTATACTGATTCTGTGTGTTTGTCAACAATTAGTTTGTTACCATGGCAGAAAATTTGGAGGGTTCCGTAAAACTAACCATATACAGATCAATGTTGTGACAATTCCAGTGATAAAACCAAGAATAAACATCAAGCGGCCTCCACCCAATCACGTTGGGATTGAATAATCATTTCCATCTCAGACCGTTCAGCAACCTCTTCATAATTCTCGGCAATATCAATCATTGCTTCAAGAATCTGTTGACGGTTATAACCAAACGTATCTGCACGCCGAGCCAAATTTCGCATATTTTTTGCAAACTCATAGGCGGCTTGAATATCCATAGCATGATTCCTTTTCATTTCACATAGACATATTAATATAATCAGAATCGTTTGTCAACTAATTTAATAGTGATTATGATAAGTAATTGTAGAAACAGAGTAAACATGCCCATCAGGTGTATGAGCAATTTTAACTGTCGCTGTATTCCGCCCTTCATTCAGTTTTTTTACATACTCCGAACTGCCATACTCATTAAATACTACTCGTTTATATCCTCGGGCCAAAATCATCGTGTGAATTTTGTCATAATGCTTATTCTTATCACCACGAAATAGAGTCCTAGAAACAGAAGCACTCCCACCATTTTCATAATAGTGAAGACCGAGAGTCGTAAGTTCTGTATGTAACGGAACAAGTTTCAGCATGATTAGACCTTTTCACCAAGTTTGTTTATATAGGCCTGCATAAACTGACTCCATTCAACTAAAGGTTCAATTTCACGGAACATTCGATCCATGGCCCAGTAAGGCCATTCTTGTTCGATTGTAATCTCTACAGCTTTACTGATGCAAGCCTTTGCAAGGTTCCATTCTTGTTGAGAACCTGCATGATGATAACTTGCATCATTCAGACACTTTTTGAATTCTTGAAAACCTTCGAGAGGGCATTCAGTTTTTGAGTTCCACGGAGAAACTGCTTTCATTTGGTTTCCTTTACCTTATAGAATCAGTATATACTATAAGGGAGGAAATGTCAACAGTTATTTTCAATAATCATATGCCAAAACTTTCACCACAGCCACATTTTGCTTTTGCGTTAGGATTCAATACTGTCAGATAGTTGCCACTTAGTTTACGAATGTAATCCACAGTACAACCAAATACAAACATCTCAGCCATAGTATCCAAGACAAGAATGTCTTGCACTAATGTACCTTTGTCGGTCTCATCAGTAAAGTTCCATTCATATTTGAACCCACTGCATCCACCACCTTTGACGTTAAGATAAACATATCGTGTGCCGTTATCCTCAGTCATCTTAGTAAGATATTCTTTTGCTGTCGATGTAATATTTAAAAGCATTTGTTTTTTACTCGCACCATGATTTTTTGGCATCACCATAATATTCTCTGGCATAACCATTCTCGATAAGAAGTTTTGTAAGACTTTTACCATCTATGAGAATATCACCAAGAACACGGCCGCCGAACTTGTCCCACTCGTAAATTACAATTTCTGTTTTCTTTGCTTCAGCAAGAAGTTTCTTTGTAAATTTACTTGCATCTTCTCCAAGTTTTTTCTCAGAATCACAATTTGCGCGGAATGATTTTTCAGGTGTATCTACACCCCAGACGCGTAATGATAACTTTTTGTCGAGTGGTGCTGGAAGAAAGTCTGCTTTAAATTCCACAGTATCACCATCTATCACACGAATAATTTCATATGGATATGGCACACCTTTAGGTATTTTTGGTCCTGCTAACCCAATTGAAGGGATTAACAGGACCAATAGAAATATGAATAGTCTCATAAAATAACTCCTTTTGGAGCTATTTATTAGAAATAAGTCCCAGCCAATGATTCAAGTGTTGTTGAATACTTGTAGTCTTCCGTGAAGAACCAGCATAAAGAACTTCCTCACCTGGCTCGATCTTCTGGTCAAACTCGTTTACATATGATTCTTCAACAAACTCAGTCATGTTCATATTCCTCTACTTCAATACCATTAGTTGAAACAACTACTTTGGAGTGGTCACCAAACATAGCGCGCATAAGATCTTCATCAATACCAGAGATCATACTTTGGATCTCTTTGTAATCCTTTTTTAGATTTGGATAATTTGACACAACTAACTCTGCAGTCTGAAGCTGATCTTGAACACTCTCCTTTGAAACATAATGTGGTTTCCATTCACTCATAAGATCTTCTTCAGTCTTGTATTCACGTCTATTGTAAGAATACGAACTACTAGTATCAAAAGGATTGCGATTATATCGTTTGATATATTCTTCTTTATGCTTTCGAGCTTCTCCCATGGGATCTTTTTCCCATGCTTCCCATTTTGCAATATGTTCTTTCAAGTTATTGATATTATCTTTGTCGTATATTTCGGAACCTTCGTACTCGCAAGCATCTTCGTCATTCTTCAAAAGAATATGTACGTCATGCACGCTAAATTCACATGCTTCACCATCATTAAAGTGAGGTGTATACTGTGTCCAGAAAATACTTTCGACAACTTCATCATATTTTTCTAGAAAGCCACGGAATGCTTCCTTCATTAGTTCCTTTGAGTTTTCACGCATTTTCTCATTCAGAGCATTAATTTGCTCCTGAAGAGTTTTGTGTTCTTTCTTCAATGTATTAAGCAATTTTTCGTCCATCAATCAGCCTCCATACCGATGCTTTCAACATATGTTTTCAACCCTTTACCTACCATCCAATTCTTTGGTGGTAGATCACCCAACCATTCATCAATAGTCGGAATTTTACCTTGGCAATCCTCTTTAACATGATCTTCTGCAACATCACGGACAGAGATCTTCTTACCATCACTATTTACAATATAGACACCAAACAATTGTTCGGCAAGGAAAATACCAAACGTGTTGTGTAGAATTGCACGATGGTAAAAATTTGCAGTGGATGCTTTGGTGCTATCAAACCAGTTGTGAATTTGAAGATAATCTTCTTCTACCCCACCATACCGTTTTACTGAGTTACGAGCATGAATAAGAGGTTTCATTTTACTTCTTCACCATGTAGAATACGAAGAATCTTTGACGCAAGCTCGTATTCACCAGCTTGAGAACCGTATTGGAAACCGTCAGAATATACATCGTCTGCATTGCCAAAACTAAACGGCATACCGTCGCTATCAAGACCCATATCATAGAATGTTACATCTTCGCCTTCAGGTCTCTCTTCTTTTAACTCTGATAGTGTGGCGTTGCCACTTGCCAATACTTTATTGACTAGATCGTAGATAAAATCAAGCTTGTCCATCGTTCTTTTTCCCATAGTATAGATTATCAAAATCACAGTTCAGATGATTTCCATCCTTGAAAAGGATCTCATTATCAGTTGGAACAGGTCCGACCTTTTGTTTCCATAGTTTACGAAAGCTTTGATAGTTCATTATATAATCTCCATGATATAATTTAATAGTAGTATAACATATTTTATGCAAAATGTCAACAAATTTGTTATTGAACCGTATATCCTTTATAAATAATAAAAATAAAGGAGAATGAATTGTTTATAGAAAATAAATACACCAAAATATACTATTCGATCATATATAATGCAAAAGCTAAATCAAGAATAAAAGGTGATATGTATTATGAAAATCATCATATAAAACCAAAATCATTAGGTGGTAATAATGATAAAGATAATCTTGTTTTATTAACACCGAGAGAACATTTTATATGCCATTTACTACTTGCAAAAATTACCTTAGATTCTGATAGAATAAAAATGATTTATGCTCTTAGAAGATTAGCAAATAGTAACATAGTTTTAAACTCTCGGCAGTATGATGTGGTAAGAAATTTGCATATATCTGTATTAAAATCTATCCCTAAATCCGAAGAACATAAAAAGAAAATATCAGAAGCAAATAAAGGAAGAAAATTAACACGTGAACACAGGGAAAAGTTAAGAAAACCTAAAACTGAAGAGCATAAGGACAAGTTAAGAAAACCAAAATTAAATTCAGAAAATATGGGCAGATATGAAAGAACAGAAGAAACCAGAAGAAAAATGAGTGAATCTCATATAGGTTTACAGTTTGGTGAAAAGAATCCAATGTTCGGAAAAAAGCATACCGAAGAAGTTAAATTAGCACATTCCGAAAGAATGAAAGGTAATCAGAATGGGAAGGGTTGGATTCCTTCTGAAGATGCTCGGGCCAAAATGTTAGCCCGAGCAAAAAATCGTAAAGTAACTGTTTGTCCATACTGTCAAGGTTCTTATGTAGGTTCTAATTACACAAGATGGCACGGAGACAATTGCAAATTAAAAGTCGTATCGTGAATCCATGATTACTTTCATCATCATAGCTTGAGGCGTAAACTCTTCTGGGTTTGCACCTAGAACAGTTGCCATAATTGATGGGCTAAACCCTGATACAATGACAACCCCCTGATCATTAACCTTTACAGGAGATTGATCTGCACTTGCCCTAGCAGCTAGGTTCCAGAAGATAATTTTTGGGCAATTATATCCAGCATCACGATATTTTTGGCGAGCCATTTCTAGTGCGGTCGCGTCAGTACCACGGATTGCTGCATCATTAAATTGCATATCACTCATGATGGCAATAAATTCTGGCATATTATCTGGTGCAACATTACCACTCTTCGCAGTCTGTAGTAGACTATCGAAAGCCTTGGTAAGGTTGGTGTCGTAACCAACAGCACCTGACATCTGGCGCATCTTCTGGGAAAGTGTACCCTTCAGAACCTGAATAGTTGCAGAACTGGTGAAAGTAATGAACATATCCTTGAAGTCAGATGAAGTCTTGGAAGATAGATACAGACCTAGTGAAAGGGCAATATCCATGGCAGTCATACCACCAGCGAGCATAGTACCCATGGAACCTGACACGTCGACCATTGGCATGATCTTGGTGTCACCGACATAGTTTGGCAGAGCATCGAACTGTGCGTTAGCAACAGCCTCGTTACCATGACGAAGTGACTTGACAACATCGTATGGGTAAACTGCACCAGCATTGATCTTGACCTTTGGATCACGCTCTTCCTGTGGCTTCTGAAGCTCACGGATATAAGCAGAGTAAGCATCAGCGGCATTCTTACCGAAAGCCTTCTGGTAACGGGCAGAAGCAAGTGATGGAACATGCGAGAAGTTAATCTCGTCCCAGCGCTTGGCACACATCAGAGACTCAACAACACGAGTCGAACCAACAAGAATCTGACGATACTCCTTTGGAGAGAGCATCATGAACTTGCGCAGTTCGCTTGCGTTCTTTAGCTTCTCCATCTTACCTGGAGTAGTTGACTTCTTGCTTGATGCAAGACGTGGAGCCCACTTTGCGGCAAGACCGTCACCATTCATGAGTGCGTCAGCAAACATGCGGAGTGCATTTTTGCGGTTAGCAGGATCACGATATGCAAAGAGGTCGTCCCAACGGCCAAGTTCTGGAACCTTGTGCATGATGCGACCAGCTAGTGCTGGGCTCTGTGCTTCGAGTGAACGAAGAAGATTACGGAAGGTCTGGCGCTCACCAGCACCGGAACGGACGTCACGTGCCCATAGAAGAACACGAACAGCTAGGTTCTCATCTTCTGCAAGTGCAGCGGAGAACGAAGGTGTCAGGTCACGACCACGGCTTGAACCGATCTTACCGAAAAGGTCAAGGACCTTAGAGTCGGAAGTTGCCCATGCCTTCATACCGTTCTCGGTACGAGATACCTCCGCTGATTTTTGATTTGCAACTGCTTGTGAAAAAGTAGCCATAATGTAGTTCCTTCCAGGTTAGTTTTTGTGTTTTCAATATAAACATTATTAGGTTCTGCGGAACCTAACCTTTGGATGTTAGTTTAATTTATACCAATTCTTTGGGTTTGTCAACAGATTTTTTAGAGTACACTGTAAAATAAAAATTTGTTTCTGCCATATCGTCTTTATATCGCCAGAACATTTCTTTTTTCTTTTGGGGTAGTGTATCGAACCATTGCCAGAATTGTTGCTTAAATTCTAGATATTCGGGGTGTTTTCTGTCCATTTACTTCACAGAGTTATGTTTACATTTATATCAGTATTTCTGAAAATGTATTATTAAATTTAAATTAAATGTGACTATTAAATGGTATTATATTTCATACACGATTATGACAAGACCATTTCCGCCCTTGCCAGACGTTACGGCGGATTCAGTTGCTACACCGCCGCTTCCGGCTCCATACGTAGGAGATCCTGAAGCACCGGATCTATTCCCATCAGACGCATCAAAACTCAGAATAGCCGACCCTAAGAATGGTTGTGACCTATTACTTGCGTAAGTCGCGATTGTAGGATATGCGCTATATCCTGAAACTTTAATACCGACTGTAGTTGCGCCTGTTGTGGAACTTACAGCAGTGCCGGCATCAACACTTAAGAATCTTGGAGCTCCGCCACCCGCAGCAGATGTGCGCACATCACTTCCACTTACGCTGTATCCTCCTCCTAATCCTCCGGTAAGATTTAATGTATTACCACCAGATGCAGATCCACCAGCACCACCGCTTCCAGAAGTTGAGTCTCCACCGCCTGATGTTGCTTGAGAACCCTGCCCGCCTAGGCCGCCCGACCCGGTCATATTTAAGCCTAGTCCTATAAAACTAGATGCAGTGCCAGCATTTCCACTTATAGCATTTCGTTCTCCACCAACGCCGACTCCAGTTCCTCCAGCTCCAATAGTAACAGTAGCAGAACCTGAAGTTGTTCCTGGTATAACACTATATGATACACCGCCGGCTCCGCCGCCACCAGCCCCAGCAACACCGTCGGTATTACCAAAAGTACCTACGTTTCTTGCAGGCCAACCCATTCCGCCAGAACCGCCAGCCCCAATAGTAAAGATATGAATAAATCTAGCAAGATTAAGTTTTGGGGTCCATGTCTTTGAAGCCGTAATTGTTTCGACTACAACAAAAGTTTTTTCGTAGGTCGTGGACATAGATATTGGTCCATTTGTAGGTAGACCACTTGCCAACCCATAATACTCGGACAAACTAATCGGCGCGACTCCGCCAAACTCAGTTTGTATCTCGGTCATAGTTAATGCACTTCCGCTGGGTTTAATTGACACGGTTTGTATTCTTTCTAGTTAGTGTGAGATTTCTATATTGATATATTTATACTATACAGCAATCTTCCAAAACCTTCTTGCGAATTACTTTATGAAGGCCTGGGTTAACAACAAGCGCTTTGGGAACAATTTCGTGACGGATGAAGTTGCGCATATATTTTGTATCTTGATTTGAAGAGTCTTCGATCCAAGGGACATTATTATTTCGGCACCAGTTTGTAAATTCGGATTTTTGATTTAGTCTAAATGGACGAATAACATTCCTATGTGAATATGGAATAATTCTACCGTTACCATTTAATGAATTAAAAATCCAAGTTTCGACACAATCATCTAAATGGTGACAGGTAATAATTTGACGTGGATAATATGAATGAAACCACACATATCGTCCATTTCTCCAATATTCTTCCCATGAATCTGATTTGGCTTTTGAATTTGTCAAACCGCCAATATCTAGACTCATACGACCAAATTCAATACTTTGTAAATACTTATCTTTCAAAAACTCAAGAGCTTCACGAGAAGTCTCAGTTCCATGGTCAAAAAACATAAGGTTGACTTTATGATTCTTCATCAAGAAGTCAACAACTGCCATAGAGTCTACGCCACCAGAACAGGCAACGTAGACTTCACGATCAAGTTTACCTTGAATTTGGATCATTCAACTTCAAACCCATCTTCTTCTGCTTGTTCAAGTAGAGTACGAATATAGTCAAGATACTCTTCGATAGTCATATCCATGTAAGTTCTCCATTCCTTATATTTTCATATTATACCGATTCGGGCGTTATGTCAACACTTTTATGTTTCTATAACTCGTTTTCTCAAGTCACTAGAACTAAACCGATGATCTCTAGTATTGAAGTATAAGCGAATACCACGTTGTTTACAGATTTCACGAGCTGTAAAATCTTTATTCTTGTATTCTTCGCCTAAGATACGAACAGTAATTGGAAACATCTGTGTAATATCTTCCAGATCTTTCTCTGTTTGATAGCATATAACTTCATCTACATACTTTACAGCAGATAATTGTACATATCGTTCAACCAATGTTTGAATTGGTTTATTCTTTTCTGGCCTGTCAATAGTTGGGTCAGTTTGCAAGGCAGCAATTAAATAGTCACACTGTGTTTTTGCTTCTCTCAACATCATAATATGACCAGCGTGTAGCAAATCAAAACACGATGTTACAAGTCCGATTTCTTTCATTTATTCCTCGCGTATCATCAAGAGTGAATTGTATGTATCTAACCAACTATTAACATTAATAGAGTAATCACACAGTATTGCAGCGTCATAATCGTTACCACCAGGGAAGATCTGATCGCCAAAATAATAAATTATATCTGTTTTTTCTGTACGTATTTTACTTATGGCTTGTGATTTACCAAAACCTTTTTTAAAGATATCTAAACCTGTTTCACCACCGATATATACATCTATATGATCAAATTTATCTTTTATCTTATTGTAAAATAGTTTTCGTTCTTGGGTTTTACTGTCCCAATCAACATATTGTTCTCTCTGTTTAAATGAACAATTTCTACCCGGTATCGAGAAATTAACCATACCTTTTCTAAACTCGATATGATTGCCTGTTTTCTCTGGAAATTGTGATTCATCTAGAAGTATTTCAAGATAATTTACAATTTCTTGATCTGGTTTCCAATTACTTGAATACACTAGATAATTTTTATTCCATACTTCATTACCTGCACAATTGAATGAAAGCTGCGCAGAATTAAATATAGTTTTACCGATTTGTTCTACAGTTTTTGGCTTGTCACTTCCTGTAACAAAATATACTAAATTTGTTTCACAGAATGTTTTAAAAAACTTTGCAAAATCTTTTTCTATAACTTTACGAGATTGCGTAAGAGTACCGTCAACATCAAATACAAATTTTCTAGTCAAGATGTTCAACATATCCACAGTGATTTATATAATCATGGATTGTTTCTAGTGATTCTTCCATATGATCAAACCTATGGCTCCCACCTTCAAACCGCTTCATCGGGAATTCTTTTAGAACTAATTCTGTTCCACCAGATCCAATAACTTCATCACCCATATCCAAAAGAACCAAAGGAAGATATTTGTAAGTTTTATCTTGCCCGTAGATATACTTCGAATTGTATGTATCAACAACTTCACTAGTTAAAACATTAGTGATAGCTGTATGATAGTTTGTTGTTATAACACCTTCATACCTACGAAGCATTGAACTAGGATCATAACAAGGGTTAATAATAACCGAAGGACATCCATAATGCTTTCCCATTTGCGCCGCCCAGAAACCGCCAAGTGAGGTTCCTACGAAAATAACTTCATCCGACCGATCACTTGGTACTTGAGATGTGATGTATGAGAAAATTTCATCATATGATACATAAGTATCATATGTGATACCGATTACTTCTCCTAGAGAAGATAGTGTTTTTACTTTACTTGCTTCTGGATCAAAAGCAGAATTAAAGCCGTGAAGGTAGATATAGATCATAATATTTCTCCGTATAGAATCAGTATATACTATACTTACTTAAATGTCAACTAAAAATTTTTAAATTCGGAGTTCCCATAGAAACTTTTAGGTGCATTTCTCCGCCAAGTTCTCTTACATAGAAATACGGTTTTAATTGTGGGAATTTATCATAAGTAAATTTATCTTTGACATCCAAGTTTTGCACGCCAAACTTTTCGACATGAAGTACTTTCTCTCCAGAGATTTTTTCCAATTGTTCTGGTGTAAACAAAAATCGTTCCAGTGTTTCCCAAGGAACTGCTTTCATCATAGTTCCAAGTGCAGGGCCAGATTTTTCTCCATATGAAACACCAAGAGATGCTTTGAATATATCACCAACTACTTTTTTACCAAGATCAGACCCATCAGTAGCAATAGCAACAGACTTTCGGCCACCTTTGTCTTTGTAAAATACTGCGGCAAGTACTTTATCACCTTTAGTATAAAGTTTCCAAAATGGAATATTATCAATCATATCTTGCTTTGAGTTAAAACCATTACCTTTAACACCGCCAATTGGAGCATATGATTTTTTCAGAATTTCCCATGTTTGATCAGCCCAGAGTTCTCTCTGAGTTATTGATGATGGTCCTATAAAATTCTTGTAATTTTCAGAAAGAAAATCTTTAAAAGAAAGCATGAAAAACTCCAGTTATTTTTCACTTATTTATATGAATCGTGTATTTCTTGTGCGCATGCTTTAATAGCATCTAGATCTTGTGTTGGAGAAATTCCAGAGAACGCATCCCAATACATAACATCATCATAAAAGATACGAAAGTCACCTGATTTTGCGGCAGGTGACTTTGCTAGATACATTGGTAGTTTATCGTGGTGAACCCATTCAAGCATTCTTATCTCCATAAAAAGTTCAGGCAGCTTTCACCGCCCGAACTCGTGCTTTAAACATACCGTCCTTGATCCGTTCTACATTAGTTTCTCCGTCAGGAAAAACATCAGCAAATTTTACAGACTTGACTCTATGCCAAATATCCAGCAGTTTCATCAGATGGACAGTAGACTCATTTTCTGAACCCAGACGACCATTATGATCACAAACACCGACAGACCACAGCAGAAAAACAACTTCTGGGTCATTAAATGCACCCATATCCATAAACATATTAACAAATGTCTTTGGATTCAGTGTATCCAGTTTGTGCATGTGCATGTGGTACCGAGTGGTTTTCATCACTCGATCCCGCATCTTTGAAGGGACGGTCAGGCGGTCACAGAAGTTTTTGGTAACAGGAACACCAGACATTTCGTGACCGTAGTGCTTTGGCAGTTGATCACGTGGTGTCAGACCCTTACCAAAGTCATGTACCAGACATGCCAGTCGAGTCTGCAGATCAAAACCTTTACGAACGGCTTGAGTCAGAACAATCATGGTGTGTTCGTATGCATCACCTTCTGGGTGCCAACGGCGTGACTCCAGAGCAGTCTTCAGTCGATACACTTCTGGGAACAGAACATGCAGTGCATCGCACTCCAGCAGAGTATCAAAGAACAGGCGAGGAAATTCCTCTTCCATTGCCCGTGACAGTTCCTTCCAGACACGTTCGGCAGTCAGTTCATTCAGGACACCAGCTTTAGCCATTTTAGCAACCAGAGTTACAGTTTCTGGAGCAACAGTCCATTCCGAACCCAGACGAGCACGGAATCGGGCCAGCCGCAGAACACGAACAGGATCTTCCTCGAAAGCATTAGAAGTGTGCCGCAGCACTTTGGCATGCAGATCATCTTTGCCGCCGAAAAAGTCATGAACCAGGAAACTGCCGGGGTTATCTTCCTCGGCTTCAAATGCCATAGAATTGATAGTCAGGTCTCGCCGTCCCAGGTCTTCCTCCAGTGTCACGTCAGTTCCAAATTCAGAGGTAAAGCCCAGGTAACCAGTCCCAGTCTTTTTCTCCCGCCGAGCCAGTGCATATTCATCACCGGTTTCGGGATGCAGGAACACAGGAAAATCTGCACCGACCTGAGAAAACCCAGCAGCCAGCATGTCAGAAGGAGATGAACCAACGACAACATAGTCTCGGTCCTTGGGTTCCAGACCCATCAGCATGTCACGGACGGCGCCGCCTACTAGGAAAACAGATCTAAATTCTTCAACAGTTGGTGTTTTCATTTTGTTTCCTCTACCTTATAGAATCAGTATAAACTATTTGATAGCATTTGTCAACCCTTATTAGTATATTTTTCTTGTAGTTTCAAAAATTGTACATATTCAGCAGCATCTTTTGCTGCTTGTCTTGTTTTCTCTTTTTCTTTTCTAGCAAGATCAGCATTTTCCAATTCATTTTCGTAGTTTCGCATAAACTCATCGGAATCAGCAAATTTATCTACATACATATCATGTGAGATACTACCGCTACCTCCTTGATATGAATAAGAACCATGCAGTTCAAAAATAACCATTGTCTAACGTAAATCGATCATAATAATACTTTTCACGATAACCAGACGAGTATTTTTGTTCCAGTTTTTCGATACGATCAAAGAGTGAACTTGCAGCTTGATCTACGATTGCGTACTCATCAGCAAAGTTTGCAAGTTGTTCCTTATTCATCATTGATTTGACTCACTTTTATTTTGAAGCAATTCACCGGCATCACCACGGAAGTCAATATCGGATAAAATTTCCTGCGGCTTGAATGTTACACGGTGATGATAGACACTCACGTTAGCAGTTTCAAGTTGTTCAGCAAAATAGGTCACGTTGTCAGACAAACCGAGGAAGTGCTTTTTGAAAGCATCGCGACCGATCTTGCATGTCACTTCCAACTGAGTAGTCTGATCTTCAATAGAGCACCGACCTTCGATTGTCAACATATATGTATCTGTAATACCGTTATAGAATACGATACGGCGGTCAATTTCAAAGTTGTCAGCAGCTTTTGAAATATTGTATGATGCCACTTGTGCATCATCTTGGCAGCCAGCAAGAGCAAACAGTGAAGTTGCAGCAAGAGCAGTAAGAGTTAGTTTATGCATTATGTCGTTTCCTTTTATACCCGTCAATGATGTTGGTGTATTTCTGTTTTTCTTCTGATGTCAAAATAAGTTCTGGGTCATAATCGTCATCGTATAAAGATGCGACTTCCATTGGTCTTTTTATTTGATTTTTGTATGATTCCATACTTTTTCTTTTATCTGAAGAAGATGATTGTGTTCTTTTACACTCGGTGCATTCGTGATGATGAGTTCTGAATTTTACAATTAAGTAGCCATCACTCACCTTTGGAGTCCAAATTTCTGTTCTAGAGCTTTCTATAAACTTTGTGAAGCAGTCATTGTATGTGCAATCGACCTTACCAGTTTCTGGATTTATGTATTTTACATTTTTATTATTTGGTAACTTTTTCAGAGCCATCATTCAAACTCACATAAAAGTTCTTCATAAAATAAACAATCATTTACATATTCTGGATCATAGTTATCCAAATTGTAGATTGATTCTAGATATTGCTGATGTGCATGAAAATCACGTTCAGCTTCGAGATGAGCAGCAAGTTCTTGATCTGGTGACATACCACAAGCAGACACAAGAATAACAGCGACAAAGGCAATGTATTTCATTTTGTTTCCCATTCAAGCAAAAGCAGTGTCAAAGCAGACTTGTCCATATTCACCGAGAGTGAATGCACCTGCTTCAAATAGACCGGCAATCATTTTAGCATCAGTTTCGTTATTGATGTAGAGTTCGTCAATTTCAACTTCATCTTCAACTAGAGTAACAGTCCAAGACCAATCTTCGGTTTTGACCCCGTTGCGCCGAACTTCAGCCCATTCTTTTTCAACAGTTGTCATACGCATTAGCATTCACCCCGAAATTGACGAAATCCGACAGACCATTCAGCATTCCTACGAGCAGCATCGAAAGAGACAAAAGGTCCTGCACTCGTAAACTTATCATCGAGTCGACCTTCGGGTGTGTAAACCATCCACGTATTACGGTCATATTGAGCGGGTGCAACACCTCGGACAATTCGTACTTCTCTGAGAGAATTTGTCGCTACAGCAGTGGTTTCATCAAGAGTTTCGAAGGTCATCATGTTTCGGTTCCTTTATCACCTTATAGAATCAGTATAAACTATTTGAAAACATTTGTCAACCGTTATGATGAGTGACTGCCAAAATTTGCCAACCATGCTGCAAATACAGTATCGTGCGTGGATACAGCAAGAAGTTCTTCAACATTCTCGCATTCTGATGCTATTTCACATTGCTTTTTAAATGACGTATTATATACTATAGCAAACAATTCAGCTTTAAGTTCAAGATACATAATATTCCGTAGTTCTTCTTCTGCACTAATTCCAAATATTGGTGGACTATCAAGACTTTCGGAAGTATATTTTACTCTAAGATGAACTGTTTTACCGTCAACTACTACTGAAAATGTATAGATTTTCAAACCATCAGATAAATTCTCGTGAGATATAATTGGATATTTGATACCACTTAATTCTATTTCAGTTATCATTGTGGATTTACCTCAAATTTATTTGTAATTTTTTCTTTAACGTCGTTACATGTATCATCAACATCCCAATTATTCTCAAGTGCAATTTTGTGTCTCTCAGAAACTACTGAAACACATTCCTTTGCAATCAAACTTGCAAATACTTCGAGGGCATCTGAAAACTCTCGATTCTCTTGCCAGATGCGCTCTTTGTTTCCATTTGCCCAAGGTCCTTGGACCATTCCTGCCTCTTTGGCAAGTTTTGTAATTAAATTTTTGTTCATCATTCACGAATCCTATAAATATCTGAGGTTTTGCGTCCATCTAGTTTAGTAATTACTTCATGACTATGATCTTTATGATCATTTGGCCAATCATATTTAGAATCTGGTGTCTTAAACTCAATCCTAAAAGAATATTTAGTCTTAATTAAACGACCTTCCCATTACATTGGCCGCAAAATTCATTCCAATAAGTATAATCATCTCGATGATAATCAGTTATTTCACTTTTTTCAGATATACCTTTGCCCTGACAATGTGAGCAAACTATTATATCTACAACTGATTCCCATTTAGGTTCTATTTTCATCTCGTGTCTCCGATTTTGCTGCAATATATGGATATAGAGTCTTACCTTGACGATTCAGGAAAAATTCGGCTGCAGCCAAGGCAGAACCTCCACGTGAGGATGAAAACATAGTGTGGTTCGATGACCATTCACGAGTTTCAGTCATAAGTTCTTTAGCTTCTTCGTGCGATACAAGTTTCATTTTTATTCTCCGTAGTGTTTCAGAAAGTTATTCATGTATACCCGAATATTTTCAGCACCGACTGGGTTCTTGGAATGAACCTTGAACTCAAAATCATCTGGTAACTGAAGACCATCCATAATCATATCACAAAGTTTTCGTGCAATCTCATAACCAGTCTTTTCGCCGTCACCAAGGTCATGGTCAAAGCTGATCATTTGTGGAAAACCAAATGTGACTACAAGTTCAAGAACATCAAGCCAGTTTCGAGCAATAGTCCAGTCACCGTCACGATAAAGTGCTTGATCTTCCCAAGGTCCCCATTTTACATCCATGGGAACTCGTTCATCATCAATGAAAAGATTATAGGTCATTACAAAATTCTCCATTGATGATATTCAAACGACTGTTGCCACATATACTTTTCTGCTTCTGCATAATCAGAAAAGGCTCTGACACCTGTCCAATCGCCATCTGCATACCGAGGTTTGCACTCCACAAGATACATCATTAGATGATTCCTTTTCTACCTTATAAATAGATAGTATACCGATTCTTCACATATGTCAACGGAAATGAAATGATAACTAATTATTTTTCCCCACTAGAATTTATCGTGTCCGTCAAGAGATTACCGAACACCGAGTTCTTTACACAGAGAACACAGATACCTGGTGTATCTGCAGCACCAATTGTTAATCCAACACCATTTAACAATATATTTGAAACTCCAGATAAATTGACTTATGATAATTTTAACTTTTCATTTATAATAGATGAGAAAATGAATAATTATCTTGAGATTTATAACTGGATTAAAGGTGTTACATTTCCGCAAAATTTTGACCAATTTAAAACAATAAATGAAAGCAAAGAAGGTAGATTTTCTGATATTTCAGTATTGGTATTAAACAGCAGTAAAAATCCTTCTATTAATATTACATATAGAAATTGCTTTCCAATAAGTCTTTCAGAAATAAATCTTGATACTACATCCTCGGACCTAGTCTATCCAGAGGCAACTGTAACATTTCAATACGATTATTATGAAATAGAACAGCTTTAAGTAGTTGACTTTTATTAAAAAGATTATATAATATATAAAATAGATTTATAGTATGGAGACTTCAATGACACTGGAAGAATTAAATGAAATGTGGGCTAAGGATGCAAAGATTGATGAAGTTGTATTAGGTCATGAAGCTCTTAAAATACCGCAGTTACATAACAAATATTACACATTATATAGTAAAGAATCTCTGAGATTCAAAAAATATAGAGCCGATTTAACTCAACTAGAACATGCCAAATATGAATGGTACACCGGAACAATGGCTGAAGAAGACATGAAAACCCGTGGCTGGCGACCAAATTCTCTCAAAATTTTAAGAGCTGATGTAAATAAATATATTGAGAGTGACCAAGATGTCATTAACTTGAGTCTCAAGATTGACTATCATTTGCAATTAGCAAATTATCTTGAGGACATTGTCAAACAAATCAACAATAGAAACTTTATGATTAGAGCAGCTATCGACTGGGCCCGCTTCCAGGCTGGGGGATATTAATATATTATGGCAGACGTAGTAACTATTGAGTACTTTAACGATGTACATATGAAGGTCATAGGTGATCCTGGTATTCGTCAAGAACTATCCCAGTATTTCTCATTTAGACCACCTGGTTATCAATTTACGCCAGCATATAAAAACCGAGTTTGGGATGGATTTTTTCGCTTGTATAATCCAATGCGGCCACTTCTATATGCTGGTCTTGTTGACTACATCAAGAAATTCTGTGAGGATCGTGAATATGAAATAGTTATTCCAGATTCAATGGAACCTGAAACTGATATTCCAGATAACTATGTTGAAGAACTTGCCGAAGAGATTGGTGCAAAATTAAAGCCGCGTGATTATCAAATTCAATATGTTCTCAATGCTCTTCGGAATAGAAGATCACTTTCATTGTCTCCAACATCATCTGGTAAATCATTTATCATTTATCTAATTCAGCAGCACTATTGGAGAGCATTTAATCATCGCACATTGATTATTGTTCCGACAATTTCTCTTGTTCACCAAATGGCCGGCGACTTTATTGATTATGGTTGTGACCCAAAGCAGATTTACAAAATTCAGGGTGGTGTTGATAAGACAACTTCAGCTCCGATAGTAGTTTCAACATGGCAATCACTCATTCGTCAACCAAAAGAATGGTTCGACCAATTCCGTGTTGTGCTTGGAGACGAAGCACACTTGTTCCAAGCAAAATCATTGACAACAATTATGGAAAAACTAACAGATGCACCTTATCGCCATGGGTTTACAGGTACAATTTCGTCAGAGTCAAAAGTTCATAGACTGATACTTGAAGGTGTGTTTGGTCCAATCAAACGCTTTGTTACCACGAAACAGCTTATGGATGAAGGTACTGTTGCGGACTTCAAGGTGAAAGCACTTGTTCTCCAACACGATAAAGAGTCTAAAGATACATTTGTAAGAACTCTCAAAGACATGAAGAAGAAAAATCCTACCAAAAAGAACATGGTATATGCTTTTGAAAAAGAATATCTTTTTGCAAATGAGAAACGAAACAATTACATACAGAAGTTGGTTCATTCCCTCGACAATCAGAATAACCTGATACTTTTTGATTGGGTTGAGAAACATGGTAAAATCTTAGAACCTTTGCTACGCAAAGAAGGACGAATCCTACATTTTATCTATGGTAATACACCTGGTGAAGAACGTGAACGAATTCGTCATTTGATTGAGAATGATCCATTGAAGAGACATGACATACTAGCTTCGTACGGAGTTTTCTCTACAGGTGTTTCTATAAAAAGAATAGACAATGCTGTCTTTGCATCTGCATACAAAGCAGAGATTAAAGTTCTTCAGTCAATTGGTAGAACACTACGCAAAGGTAATGGCTCAGATAAAGCAATCCTCTATGATATTACAGACGACTTGACAGTAGGTTCATTTACGAATTATACTCTCCAACACTTCCGCCGCCGAATTGAAATCTATGCCGCGGAACAATTCCCATTCAAGATATATAATATAGATTTATAGATTTAGGTTTCACCTTTATCTTTATGGATGATAATCCAATTATACCATGTGTCGTGAATTTGTCAACACAAAAGATGGTTCTTTAATTTTAGTTGACAAATGAATAACTTGATATATTATAAAATAAAAAACCAGAAGGAATGTATTATGATACAGAAAAGAGTTAAAAAGAATTATATTAATAACAAGGATCTTTACCAAGCACTCATTCAGTATCAAAAAGATTGTCGTGATGCTGAAGATTCGGGTGATGAGAAACCTATGGTTCCTAGATATATCGGCGAATCAATTTTTCAGATTGCAACAAGGTTATCCACAAAACCAAACTTCTCAGGATATTCTTTTAAAGAAGATATGATTATGGACGGTATTGAAAATTGTTTGCAATATATGCATAACTTCAATCCCGAAAAGACTGAAAATCCTTTTGCATATTTCACTCAAATTATTTGGTATGCATTTCTAAGACGAATTGCTAAAGAGAAGAAACAGATGTACATCAGATATAAATCATCGCAGTCGATGATTTCAATGGGTGAAACATATGAAGGCGGATCGGAACTTGCACTACATTTAAATACAAGCGCCGATTATATCAATAACTTTATTGAAGATTATGAAATTAAATTAAATAAAGGTAAAAAACAAAAAGAAATAGACGAGGCAAAAGATGTTACCGACAATAATTGAAGATTATATAAAGAATTTAACCAATAAGAATACACATATAGAAAGACGACAATTTTATTATGCCACACTTCTTAAAATTAGAGACGAAGTCGGAAGTGCAATTGCAAAGTATGAAAAGGAAAAGAGTGGACATAAATGAAGATAGCTATATTATGCGATTCACACTTTGGAATAAGATCTGATAGTAAGATATTTCTAGAACACCAAGCTAAGTTCTTTGGTAATTTGTTTTTTCCGTATTTAAAAGAATATGGTATTGATACTGTATTACATCTTGGTGATATTTTTGACCGAAGAAAGTACATTAACTTTTATACTCTCAAGAAATCAAGAGAGTTCTTTTTTGATGAATTAAAGCGCCGCAATATTGAAATGCACACAATTCTTGGAAATCATGATACATTCTTTACAACAACAAATGAAGTTAATTCAAATGTACTTCTACTAAAAGAATATGATAACATTCATATATATGAAGATACTGTGGTTCATCTAGATTTTGGTTCAACAAAATTTGCAATGTGTCCTTGGTTGACCAAAGAGAATACAGAGACTAATATGAAAATCCTGAAGGAATCAAAGGCACACATTCTTTGCGGTCATCTCGATTTAAAAGGTTTTGAATTGATGAAAGGAATTGTCAGTGACCACGGATTTGACCATAAAGAGTTTTCGAATTTTGAAGCTGTTTATTCTGGTCACTATCATCACCAGTCTGAATACGGCAACGTCAAGTATCTTGGTGCTCAATATGAAATGAACTGGTCTGACTATGGTTGTAAAAAAGGGTTCCATGTCATTGATACTGAAACAAGAGAGTTGACATTTGTCGAAAATGATGATAGAATATATCATAAGTTAGACTATGATGATGTTGATCTAGCGATTGATGATATTGCAGCTCTTGATACATCAATACTAAAAAACTGTTATGTCAAAGTTATCGTAAAGAATAGAACAAATCCATATCTATATGATTTATTCCTAAATAGATTAAATGAATGTGGTGCTGCTGATATTAAAACAGTAGAAGATGGATTGAATTTATCTGGAATCGGTGTTGCCGAAATGTTAGAAGAAGCAAAAGACACGAAGGATATATTACATTCATATATTGACTCAGTTGAAACAAATATCAATAAAGTTAAGATTAAAACCGTTGTTGATCAATTATACTTAGAAGCAATGAATATTTGAAATTAAAATCAACTATTCATTCTTTTTGCATTAATAATGCAAATATAGCGCAGTGAGGACTTAATGCACATACAATTCAATAAAGTTAGATATAAAAATATTATGTCTGTCGGAAATCAATTCATAGAAATTGATTTGGTTAGATCTAAAACAACTCTCATTAGTGGTGCAAATGGAACCTCAAAGTCAACTTTCATCGAAGCTGTTGTTTTTGCCCTCTATGGAAGGCCATTTAGAAAAATTAACAAGCCACAATTAGTCAATAGTATTAATCAAAAAGAGTTACTTGTTGAACTTGAATTTTCCATTGCAGCAGATAAGTATCTAATCAGACGCGGAATGAAACCAAATATATTTGAAATTTGGAAAAATAATGATCTTGTAAATAAAGATGCAGCAACAAGAGACTATCAAGAATATTTGGAACAGAATATTATCAAGATGAGTTTCAAGTCATTCTCTCAAATTGTTATCCTTGGAAGCGCAACATATGTTCCTTTCATGGAACTTCCAGCCGGTCAGAGAAGAGAAATCATCGAGGATCTTTTGGATATCCAGGTATTCAGCACAATGAATATTCTATTGAAAGAGAAAATTGCCGATAATAAGACAAATATCATGGACAATAATTATTCTATTGATCTTTTGAAAACCAAAATTGAATCTGCAAAAGAACATAATGAGGAAATTCAACGGATCAAAGAAACAGAAGTTGAAAAGATCAAAGGTAAAATTGAAGAAAATCTGAATACAATAGAGGTTGAAAAACAAGTAATTGAAACACTGGAAACTGAAATTACTGAACTATCATTATTGATTACAGATAAAGCAAAACAGAAGAAAACTTTAGAACAAGCTAAAAATCTTCTATATGAACTAACATCAAAGTATAAAACACACATTGATGAAATTTCATTTTATTCAAATCACGATAATTGCCCAACTTGTAAACAAGGTATTGAACATCTATTCAAAGAACATATTGTATCGGAGAAATCAGATAAAAATACAGAGTTACTTGGTGGGATTGACAAACTAAAGACTCGTATAGAAACTGTTGAAACTCGTTTGTCTGAAATTTCCGATGTTGAAGATAAAATTCAAAAACAACACAATACAGCAAATGGGCATCGGGTTCAAGTAAAGATTATGATCAATCAGTTAAAATCATTCAAGAAAGAACTTGAAGGTGCTGAACGAGAAGTAGAAGAAATTGACCAAACAAAGATACTTGAGTTTATGAATGACCTGAAAAAGAAACAAGAAGAACAGACGGAACTATACGAGAACCGTGAAACTCTCGGTATTGTTGGAACAATGTTAAAAGATGGTGGAATCAAGACGAGTATCATAAAAACATATATTCCTATCATGAATAAATTGATTAATCAGTTTCTATCAGAGTTCGAACTTTTTGTTGATTTTAACCTGGATGAAAACTTTAATGAAACTATCAAGTCACGGTTTCGCGATGCATTCTCCTTTGCTTCATTCTCCGAAGGTGAAAAAATGCGCATTTCACTCAGCATCATGTTTACATGGAGAGCTATTGCCAAACTAAGAAACTCAGTGTCAACAAATCTACTTATCATGGATGAAACACTTGATGGCCCATCTGATGCTGATGGTGTTGAATCATTGATTGATATTCTCCACAAGATGAACGGAAATGACAACATCTTTATCATCTCACACAGAGGTCAACAATTCTCCGAAAAGTTCGATGATCACATTCGGTTTGAAAAGGTGAAAAACTTCACGCAAATTGCAGCTTGATGTTGACAAATTTATCACCTTGTGATAAGATAAACCAAATACATTATAATTAAGAGGTACTTATGTCTTCATTCTATACATCTGTTGAACGCAGCGGTAACATGATTTTATGGCGGGGCTATGAAAATAACCGCCGCTTTTCTCGTAAGATTAAATATGAACCATCGTTGTTTATTCCAACTAAAGAGGACACGAAATATAAATCTTTGGTCGGAGACCATTCTATAAAACCAAAACAGTTTGATACTATGAATGATGCAAAAGATTATGTTGAACGATATAAAGAGGTATCAAACTTTCAGGTTTATGGTAATACAAACTTTGTTCAACAATTCATTCAGGAAAAATATCCGAGTGAAATTGACTTTGACATGAACCAGATCAATATCTTTTCGTTTGACATAGAAGTTGATATTTCCAAAAAACTTCCAGACATGGAAACTGCTGATAATGAAATCACTTCTATTGCTATTAAATCATCTAAATCAGATACATATCATCTTCTTGGCCGTAAAGGCTATGACAAGACCAAGACACTGTCTGGTATTGACCCAGACAATATCCAATTCATGGAATTTGATACCGAAAAGGCTCTACTGAACCGCTTCATCCAAATCTGGACAAATGACTTTCCAGATATTGTGACCGGATGGAACGTGGAATACTTCGACATTTATTACATCATCACTCGGATCATCCGTTTGTTCGGTGAGGAAAAGGCCAAAGAACTTTCACCCTGGGGCTACATCCGAAAAGTCACAACTGAAATCTTCAATCGTAATCAATCAACATACAATATCTCTGGTGTCAATATCATTGACTATATGGATGCATTCAAGAAGTTCGGTTACAAATATGGCACACAAGAGACATACAAACTAGATCATATTGCACACGTTGTTCTCGGCAAAAAGAAACTTGATTACTCTCACTATGGTTCATTGACCGAACTATACAATCAAAACCCACAACTTTACCTTGACTATAACCTAATCGACACTCAACTTATCCAGTTGATGGAAGACGAAACGGCACTCCTTGCTCTTGTTTTGACTGTTGCATATGGTGGTGGTGTCAACTATTCCGACGCATTCGGAACCGTTGGTATCTGGGAATCAATCCTTTATCGTAAACTAATGACCAAAAACTTGGTCCCACCCGTTAAATCAGGTCCAGGTGAAAAACTTGGTGAACTTGTTGGTGGTTATGTAAAGGACCCTGACACTGGTCTGAAAGAATGGATCGTATCTTTCGACCTTAACTCACTGTATCCTCACCTGATGCTCCAATACAACATGTCACCTGAAACTTATATTCCGGACCAACGTGAATATATTTCACAGGAAATGGTTCTAAATAATGAATATAGGAATGCAAATCCAGATTATTCGGTCTGTGCAAATGGTGTATGTTTTACCAATAAGAAACTTGGCATCATTCCAGAAATCATTCAAGAATATTATAGTAATCGTAAAAAGATTAAAACCGAAATGCTTCGTATTGAACAGCTTGAACAGGATACAAGTGATCCTGTAAAGAAAAAAGAATACAAGAAGCAAATAACACAATTACATAATGCGCAAATGGCTATTAAAATTGCTATGAACAGCTTGTATGGTGCAACCGCTAATCGTTACTTCCTATACTATATCTCTGAAATGGCCGAGGCTATCACAACATCTGGTCAACTTTCAATTCGGTATTCACAGAAATCTATAAATGATTATTTAAATTCTGTTTTGAAAACTGATAATAAAGATTACGTCTCATATGTTGACACTGACTCTAACTATGTGAATATGGCCCCACTTGTTGAAAAGATATTTGGAACTACAAAGATTACACGTGAACAAGGTGAAAAGTTCCTTGATGCAGTTTCAAAGGAAAAACTAGAACCTGCCATCCAAGAGGGTTATGAAAAACTTGCATGGATGATGGGTGCATACCGTAATGCAATGTCCATGAAACGTGAAAAGATTACGGACAAGACTATCTTTATTGCCAAGAAGCGCTATATCATGAATGTTTTAAACTCTGAAGGCGTTCACTATGCAAAACCAAAAATTGCAGTTACAGGTGTTGAATCTGTTCGGTCTTCTACTCCAGAAGTCTGCCGAAATAAAATGGAAGATGCATTCAAAGTGTTCTTGAACGGAACCGAAACTGATGCACAGGATTTTATTGAAGGTTTCCGTCGTGAATTTTCATCACTTCCCGCCGCAGAAGTTGCTAAGACATCTGGAACCGATGATATCGGCAAATTCATGGACAAGCAAGGTTGGTATACAAAAGGTTGTCCAATTCACGTCCGAGGCGCGATACTTTACAATAAGTATCTTTCCGATAAAGATCTAAATAACAAATATGAAACAATCAGATCAGGTGATAAAGTAAAATTTGTTTATTTGAAACTTCCCAACCCCGTCCGTGAAAATGTGATTGCATTTCCTGGATATCTTCCAACTGAACTCGGTATTGACCGATATGTGGATTATGACACACAATTCGATAAGGTATTCTTGAAACCTCTCGAAATCGTGCTGCATGCAATGGGTTGGACTTCCAAAAAAGTTGACACGCTTGAAAGTTTTTTTGGTTGACATATGCATAACTTGTGTTAAAGTTATCTAAATAGATTTATTTTAGGAGTAAAGTATGAAAGAACAAGTCAGGGATACTTCAAAAGACTATGATGATATGGTCGATTATGTAGCCGAAGAAAATATCAATAAAGGATCATTAAATGAGTTTCTTGGTGAAACACCAAAAGAATATAAACCAGAAGTCAAGAAAAAAGAACGTGATAATGAATTTCCAGAAGATTGGCAGAGACTAATGGTAAACTTTCATTCCGAAAAAGACTATATTGAGTTTATGAACAAAATCGGAAGTAAACCTGTTCCGAAATTAAAGGGGTTTATCTATGAAACACCAGGTGAAAAATCAGCATTTTCTGACTTCTTTGGAGATTAAATATGAGCACATTAATTGAAATTAATACAGTAGAAGAATTACAAAATCACTGGCGCGATCATTATCTTCAATGGTGGGCTGCAGGCATGCCGAGTTTTAGACAACCATCCAAAGACCCGTGGAAACAAATTGTAATTAAATTTAAGAATAAAGAAGATCGTGAACATTTTGGACAATTATTCGGATACAAATTGACAGATCGAACTGATGTGGTATCATATCCAGATAGACCGCGCGATCCAAATATGATGAGTCGATATGTTGAAGAAGGATATGAACAAGATAAAATTGAAGGAATTAGTGAAGATGACGACACAGATGAATGATAATCCTCGATACCCCATCTATGTGATATCGAAAGGCCGCTGGGAATCAAGACACACAGCAAGAACTCTGGACAAGATGGGTGTTCCGTATTATCTTGCTGTTGAACCACAAGAATATGATAACTATGTAAATGCAGTGGGCAAAGAAAAAGTTTTGGCTCTACCTTTCAGCAACCATGGGCTAGGTTCTGGACCTGCTAGAAATTGGTGTTGGGAACATTCAAAGGCAACTGGTTTCAAGCGGCATTGGCTTATGGATGATAATATGCTCGACTTCTATCGTCTACATAATAACAAGCGTTACCGCGTAGATAAAGGTTCCGCAATTTTCCGTGCCGCAGAAGATTTTGTTGATCGGTTTGAAAATATTGCACTTTCAGGTTTTCAATACAAATTCTTTGCAATTGATGATTGTGCATACCCTCCATATATTTTAAATACACGCATAATGTCTTGTTTCCTTATTGATAATGACTGCCCTGTAATGTGGCGCGGTAAGTATAATGAAGACGTTGATCTTTCAATTAGAGTTTTGAAAGAAGGTCTTTGCACTATGTTATTCTATTCGTTCCTTTGTGGGAAACTCCGGACTGGTACGGTTAAAGGTGGTAATACTACCGAAATCTATAACAACTATCAGGAAGATGCATCATATAATAAGTCCAAGATGCTTTATGAAATGCATCCAGACTGTGTTGAACTTGTAGAAAAATATGGTAGAGCACACCACCATGTAAACCTTGATAAAATCATAAATAAGTTCGGCCAACCTGCTAGACAAAATGTTCCAATCTTGAAAAAAGATGTTGACATAGTCAATAAAGTAGATAATTATGGTATGGAATTATACCGTAACTATGGGTCAAATAACACATTTTCAGATCCTACATTCAGTTTAAATGAATACCCCAAGGGGAGACTTTCTAATCATGCATAATATTCTTGTCACAGGTGGTGCTGGTTTTGTCGGCAGCCACCTGTGTGAACGTCTTGTATCACTGGGGCATAATGTTACATCACTTGATAATTATTTTACTGGCTCAAGTGATAATCATATTTCGGGTGTAACTTATATTAACGGAAGTACTGAAGATATACTGTCTTTACTTTACAGTGAAACTTTTGAATATGTTTATCACCTTGGTGAATATTCACGAGTAGAACAATCATTTGATGATATGGAACTTGTATGGAATTTTAATAAAGTAGGAACATATGAAGTTCTTAAATATGTAAAACAATGTAATGCAAAATTAATTTATGCTGGTTCATCAACCAAATTTGCAAAAGTTGATGTTATAAGTCCATATCAATGGTCGAAAGCATCCAATACAGATTTTGTAAATCAATATTGTTCATGGCATTCTATTGACTATGCTATTACGTATTTCTATAATGTTTATGGTAAACGTGAAATCAAAGACGGAAAATATGCTACACTTATTGCTAAATACAAGTCATTAATGAAACAAGGCAAAAAACTTCCTATTGTAATGCCAGGTATCCAACAGAGAAATTTTACACACATTGATGATATTGTCGATGCTTTAATTCTTGTTGGTTTCGGTGGACAAGGCGACGAATACGGTATTGGAAATCCAAATTCGTATTCAATTCAAGAAGTTGCCGAAATGTTTGGTGGTGAAATTGAATATTTACCAGAACGAAAAGGTAATCGCCTAAGTGCAGAGGTTAAGAGTGAAAAAACTATAGAATTGGGGTGGAAACCTCAGAAAGAATTAACTAAATATATCGAATTGTTAAAATATAATGGATGGTGTGACTAATATGAAAAAGTTAAGAATGGCTATTGTGGGGCACGGGTTTGTCGGTGCAGCAGTAGATTATGGGTTTCCGAATGGTAACTGTAATAAAACAATCATTGATCCGAAATATGGAACTCAAGTCTCTGATTTAATGGAATCTGATGTTGAAGTGTCATTTGTTTGTGTTCCAACTCCGATGGGGCAAGATGCAAGCATTGATGCTTCAATTCTAGTTTCTACTGTAACTGATTTGCTTGCATACACGTCTGGTATGATTGTGATTAAATCAACAGTCATTCCGAGTATTGTCGGTGAACTTGCAAAAGATCCAAGAGTCATTTACAATCCAGAATTTTTGACCGAAAAGTCTGCAAATGAAGATTTTGTCAATCCGATCATGCACGTGTTCGGTGGAGATTCTGAACAAACAGAAAAACTTGAAAAGATCTACACTAGATATAGTGCATGTAAACCATGTGCTGTTTACCACATGACCGCCGAAGAAGCAAGTTTTGTCAAATATGGTATGAATTCATTTTTAATGACAAAGGTATTATTTTTCAACC